ATTATTGATAATATCAACAATTCAACAGATTATAAACAAATGCCAGATGCTGTCGCAAATATGATGGCAGACTTTGCTCTCAGGTCAGAAGCTGGAACGACCGGTAAAGAGTCGGATATGACAAAAGAAATACTAAAAATTCTTTATAGGACGCCGCTGCTTATTCTAAAAGGTTTTGTAGAAATAACAGATCCTGCGATTATGACGGCAAAAAGAATTATAGATATTGCGTTTGCAATCCAGCAGGCAACCATCGCCATAGCCAAGCAGGCGTTAGAAGAAACAAAACGCGTCACACAAGCCGGCATCGACGCTGCAAATATGCTGATGCAGAAGCTTGAAATGAATCTCAAAATGGCCCTCGGCCTTGCTGGCTCAACACTAGCAACAATAGATGCCATGGCACAAGGTTTAGACTGGAACAGCGCGCCAGGAGGCGAGCAGATAATATTCTCCAAAGCAGTCAAGACTAATTTTGATGATATTCCCTACGTAGGAGACTGGGATTTTACAATTCCAGAGGATATAAGTCCTGCACAACTAAACTGGCTAGAAGCCAACGCTAAAGAAGTCTATGACCAGTGGCAAGACTTTATGGAAAGTTATGCGGCTTTAAAAGATATGGCAGATGATTTTGCCGACGCAGCAAAACAAGCCTGGCCAGGCCCGGGCGGCGCACCGCTTACAGGCGATTGGGATCCGGCGGCTTACAAAGACGTTGATGTTCCTCTCAGCCCGGGCGATTTGGTCTTAGCAAAAAGAACAATCGAAAAAGAAGTTGATGTTGTCGTTCGAAAAGCTGAAAACACGATGAAAGATGTCTTCTCTTCTCCTTATCTGCTCCCGGGCCTGTGGGCTGCGATGGTACCTTCGGTTATACCGTTTGGCGGAGGCATTAACCCCTTCCCAATGCCCCTTCCATTCATCAGTACGTTCCCCGGGATGATTTATCTTGCGCTACTACTTATAGATGCAGCGGAAGAAAAAATGCATGACGACCTACAATCAAAATTATCAACCCAGCCACCTAACTGCATAGAACAATTATAGAGGACGAGAAATGAGCGCTTTAGGCCCCAAATTGCCATTATTCAGAGACCAAACAAATGGCAGTTATTCTCTAATTTATTCTCTTGCAGAAGAAATAAAACAAAATTTTAAAAATCTTTTGCTGACATGTCCTGGTGAACGTATGATGAATCCAGATTTTGGAGTAGGAGTAAGAAACTTCCTGTTCTTACCACGGCAACAAATAACGTCTGAGCTTAGGCAAAGAATTGAGGGACAGGTATCTAGATACATGCCCTTTATACAGCTCAAAAAAATACAGTTTAACAGAGGAATTGACGAAAGCACGGCCGACGACCTTAACGTTTTGTCGATTTCGATAGAGTACGCCGCACCAAGTTTGGACCTGACGTCAGAACTTTTGGTAAGAGCGGAGGAGATTTAAAAAAAATATGTCCAAAAAAGATAAAAAGCTAATACGCTACACTGACAGAGAGTTTTCTTCGATTAAAGAAAGCCTAGTAAACTATACAAAAAGATATTATCCTGACATTTATAAAGATTTTTCTGAAGCTTCTTTCGGCTCAATGATGTTAGATACAGTCGCGTATGTTGGCGATATGCTTTCGTTTTATCTAGATTACCAAGCTAATGAATCTTTTTTAGACACCGCTGTAGAATACAACAATATTTTAAGGCTTGGAGAACAAGTTGGTTACAAACGACCACTTCGATCAAATTCTTTTGGAGTCGTGTCTTTGTACGTTTTGGCCCCGGTGACTGTCAACGGTTCTTCTCCAGACACAGATTATCTACCTATTTTAGCTAAAGGCAGCAAGTTTACAGCCGCGGCCGGCCAAGTATTCACTTTGATAAACAACGTTGATTTTGCGAACCCGGACAACGAAATTGTTGTCGCGACCTCGATCGAGCAAACTGGCGCGCCCACCGCATATGCGGTCAAAGCACTCGGTCGGGTTATCTCTGGAGAACTAAATCAAGAAAACATCTCCGTTGGAGATTTCACAAGGTTTCTTACTGTCACACTTTCCGACCCGAATATAACCGAAGTTGTTTCAATCGTCGACGCCGAAGGCCACGAATATTTTGAGGTTGAATATCTTTCTCAAGACACCATTTTTAAGTCCATTGCGAACAAAGACAGAGAAACCAGAAGATATGTTCCTAGTATTATAACAGCGACAACTGTGCCAAGAAGATACGCTGTTTTTAATAGAAATGGCACTATTAATATTAAATTTGGCTATGGCTCAGAAGCTTCATTAAAGGCCGATAATACAACTCATCCGTCAAACGTTATTTTAAAAATGCATGGTAGAGATTACGAAAACGATTTAACGTTAGACCCTTCAAAATTATTAGAAACGGATAAGTTTGGTATTGCCCCAGCGAACACTACACTTACAGTAGTGTACAGAACAAACACCATAGACAATGTTAACGTCGCTGCCCGATCGCTGACGGGGATTTCTGAACCGCGGTTTATTTTTAAAGAATCCGCAACGGTTAATTCCAGAATTTCTTTTGTTAAAGACAGTATAGAGGTTGTTAACGAAGAACCTGTGGTGGGAGACGTGTCTTTGCCCACAACCACTGAATTAAAACAACGAGTTAACGATGTGTTTGCCTCACAGAACAGAGCAGTGACGGCTAATGACTATGAAGCTCTCATTTATAGGATGCCTTCGAAATTTGGCAGTGTCAAGAGAGCAAAAATCGTTAGAGATCAGGATTCTTTTAAAAGAAATTTGAATTTGTACCTGTTGTCAGAAGACGTCGACGGCAACTTTATTTCTTCGAATAGCGTGTTGAAAAATAACGTGAAAGTGTGGATAAATGAACACAGGATGATCAATGACACGGTTGATATTTTAGATCCTAGGATCATAAACATTGGTATTGATTTTGTAGCAGTGGTTGATTATAGCGAAGACAAAATCGAAGCTTTAAATATTGCGATTACAGAAATAGAAAACATGTTTGCAGAAAAACTAGACATAGGACAACCAATTTATATTACAAAAATTTATGATAAACTAAACAGTCTAGACGAGATTGTTGATGTCACAAACGTGAAGATAATCAATAAAAGCGGCGAAAAATACGCCAGCGAAACTTTAAATTTGAAGCAGTATACATCTGCTGACGGCAGAATCCTTTATGCTCCTGAAAATCTCGTATACGAATTAAAATATTCCAACGTCGATATTAAGGGGACTATTAGATAATGGGAATTAAGAAATATATCGCGAATAAAGATAATACCATAACGAACGCGTTCGGTATAGATTTATCAACTAGGGCAACCGGCTCTAATATGGGCGCAGCGGATATTCTTGAGGTTTTTTCAATTTATGGAAGCCAAACAACTTCGTCTGCAGAATTGTCTCGTGTTCTGATAGAGTTTCCTGTTAGCTCAATAATTTCTGACAGAAGCGCAGGAATAATTCCAGTATCAGGTAGCGTCAACTTTTATCTAAGAGTTTTTAATGCGAGACATTCCGAACAACTTCCGGAAAATTTTACAGTAAACGTCATGGCCGTTTCACAATCTTGGCAAGAAGGCAGCGGCCTAGACATGGAAACTTATGAAGATAAGACCAAAGAAAATATAGAAGGCTCGAACTGGGTAAACAGACTGCAAACAACTAGATGGAACAAAACCGGCGGTGATTATCATTCATCTTCTTACGTGTCCGGCTCAACCATGCCAAACTACACTTTTACTTTTGAGGGTGGATCTGAAGACATCGAACTAGATGTAACTGAAGCTGTTGAAGAATGGGCCTACGGGAATCAAGAAAATTATGGTTTTGGAATATTTTTAACTTCCAGCCAAGAAGGTTATTTTTCCAATTCTGCAGGCGCCGGTCAGGATTCTGGCTCCGTTTTATACAACACAGAAGGATCGACGAAAAGCTATTACACAAAAAGATTCTTCTCCAGAAGCAGTGAATTTTTCTTTAAAAAACCGGTTATTGAAGCCAGGTGGGATTCTAGAACAGCTGATGACAGAGGAAACTTTTTTGCTAGCTCTTCTCTTGCACCAGACACAGATAATTTAAACAACCTGTATCTGTATAATTATATTAGAGGTAGATTGATAGATATACCTGCCGCTTCGGAGACTATAAAAGTTAATCTTTTCTCCAGCTCGGCAGACGTACCACTTGGCTTGGTTCTCGATGAGGCCACTGCTTCTAAAGTTAGTACTGGAGTTTACAAGGCCTCCATAGCGTCCGAAGCCACTGGAAGTGATGGCAATATTTTAACAGTTGTCCACGATGTGTGGTCTGGTTCCGTCGGTGGAGAGTACAAAACTGGTTCCATCGCAGTTAAGTCTTTTAGAGATGACAGCGTTATGGTAGCAGACACCTATTCTCAATATGTCAATAAAATAACAAATCTAAAGTCATCATATGCGAAGGACGAACAAGCCAGATTTAGGGTTTTTGCACGACCACGCAACTTTAGTCCGACAATTTACTCTGTTGCTAGTAAAGATATAGAAAAAACTATAATTATGAGCGCTTCGTACGAAGTACTGAGAATGGTTGATGAAAGGACGGTTATAAACAATTCAACAGGTAGCGCTAATTATCATACTTATTTGTCATATGATAACGATGGAAATTATTTTGATCTAGATATGTCTTTGTTAGAACCGGGCTATATGTATGGCATTAAGTTGGCGTACTATTCTTCAGAGCAGTGGAGAGAACAAGAAGAAGTGTTTAAATTTAGAGTTGAAGATAACTAATTATATGAATGCGGCGGATTAATTTATGGGAATTAAAGATCTATTTGATAAAGGTGTTTCGTTAAGCTTTGTTAAGGCAAAAAGCCAGGACGATCTTCATAAAAACGTGGAATCTCCAAGGTATGTAACTGCATATTCAAAACAAAGAGGCAGGTATGTACCGGACGTTGATTTTACTGACGCCGCCAACTTTGCAAAATTCGGCCTTGCGGAAGAATACTATGATGCAACAATCAAAAGAATATATCAAACCTACCCTTATGATGGCTCCGGCGCCGAAAAAATAGAATGGGAAAATGAAAGCACATATTTAGATCTTTTTATATTTGAAAACGAGTATCCTCGAACGACCGGTCATGTTACAATCGGCGCTACTTCATCATTCGTCGGTTCTAAAGATTCAACCTATAACGTATATAACTCAACCAGTCCTGAATATGTTTTCATAAAGGGCGGCCCTCACGCAGACACCACAGGCGACTACAAAAGTGAGTTCTCGGCAGGACCCTCAAAAACAGGTATTTCTAAAGCAAATATATATAATACGTCTAACCAAAGAACAAACAACTTAGAGCTAGACCCCGCAAAAGGCGTTACAACAGAGTTTTGGTTAAAAAAACAAGGCTGGGCTTCAACTTCGACGACGCATAACGAGTATCTCTTTCATTTATGGAATTCGGGATCCGTGGAGGGCGCCGCGGCAGGAAACGGCTCACTCCGTGCCTACCTCAACGGTGAATCTACTACAAATGGAAGTCTTTTTGTAAAAGCTGTGTCCGGTTCGACTGAGCTATCTTTTACTCACGATACAGGTCTGACAGATATAGCTGACAGCAAGTGGCACCATTATGCCTTTACAGTAAAAACTATAGGCACTAAGACAAAGTCTGAATTGTACGTCGATGGATCTCACAAATCAACACAAGAAATTGCCTCCATAATCAGCCCCGTCGATGGAACCATGATAGCCACTCTCGGTAGCTTAGCCGGCCCACTTACCGGCTCAACATCTGGCTTTACTCTCGACCGCGGCTGGGGGGCCGCGGTGTCATCATCTTTTGATGAGTTCAGATATTGGAAAACAAGAAGAGACGCACAGCAAATTGGTAGATTTTTTAGAGATCAAGTCGGCGGTGGCACAAACACGGATAACATAAAATATGATGACCAGGACAAAAAAGTTGATTTAGGCGTTTATTATAAATTTAACGAAGGCATCACGGGCGACTCTACGACAGATTCCTCCGTTCTAGATTATTCTGGAAGAATATCCAATGGTGAGCTGAGCAACTATTCAGCTGCAATGAGAAGCACCGGGTCAGCAATTATCTTAAGTAACGCCGCAACTAGAGAGTTCAAAGATCCGATAATATACTCAAACCATCCGGACGTAGTTTCCTTAAAAGCAAGAAAGAAAGCAAGCGGATCGATGCACGATTACGAGAACTCTGTTTCTATCTACAAGTCCTTACCCGGGTGGATACTAGAAGAAGATGAAAAAGAATCAAATAACCTTAAATATTTAACTCAGGTTTTAGCCAGTTATTTTGATGACATGAGCCTTCAAATCGAGAAGTTAAACACATTAAAGGACATAAACTACCCAGACGACACCAGCTACGAAAAACCGCTGCCATTCGCAGAAAGACTATTAAGTTCAAGAGGTTTTGATGCCCCCCGTCTATTCGAAAACGTTTCTGAGCTATCAAAATATACACAAAGAGACGAGAAAAAGTTATTCGACAAGAAGCTTCATGAGGTAAAAAATATAATTTACCAAAACATCTACAACAATCTGTCTTATATACAAAAATCAAAAGGAACTTTTAAGTCACTCAGAAACTTTCTAAGGTGCTTTGGCGTAGACGAAGAACTAGTAAAATTAAACATTTATTCGAATAACGACACATACGAATTTAAAGATAACGTATCGCACGTCGCAGTTCGAAAGAATTATATAGACTTTGATGACGCCGAAACTAGACTCACCTCCTCTGGCGACTATGGAGATGTATATTCTGCAACTGCATATCAGTATTATGACACTAGCGACTCTAATTCTATATCTTATATTCCAGCCGCAGCCGCAGCCGCAGCTGCAGGCGGCATGTTAACGGTAGAAACTGAGGTTATCTTTCCAAAAAGATCGATCAACAATGAAAAAACATATGATTTGTTTCCCGCACTAACTTCTTCAATATTTGGAATGAAGGGCGTCGGTGCTTCTAACACTGATTTAACTACCATGCCGGCCGACGCGAGTAACTTTAACATTGTTGCAATAAGGTCTGACAACGACCGCCGCAATGTAAGATTTGGTTTAGTAACCTCTGGCTCCTCTGTATTTTCTGAACTGCAGAACACGTCATCGTATAAAGGCACATATGATAATGAAAAGTGGAATTTGGCTTTTCGTCTTAGACCTTCAAAAGCGAGAACAGATACCGGCGCTTCCTTAAATACTAGTACCGGGTTTTTACTCCCGGCCGCATCAGCATACACTTACGAGCTTTATGGCGTTAACTATGTTTCAAACTTACTACAAGATGAGTTTGTTCTGTCAGGAACCATAAGTCTAGCAAATGCCACGACTTTTTTTACAGCTCCAAAACGAGTGTTTGTTGGCGCCGCTCGCGAGAACTTCACCGGAAGCACCGAACTTTTATCTGACGTCAAGATCTCGTCTACTAGAGTCTGGTTAGACTACTTGCCAAACGAAACAATTCGTGCGCACGCCCGCGATCCAAATTCATATGGTGCTCTGCAGCCTTATAGAAACTCTAGCGACGCCTTAAGTACAAATTACGTGCCACAAATCTCCAATCTTATTTTAAATTGGACGATGGATAATCTCACTGGATCTTCCGCCGCCGGCCAGTTCTTGATCCAAGACTTCGATTCC